CTCCTCCCCTTCCCGTAGATCCGCTCCGCCACGATCAGCGCGATGCACACGGCCAACACGATCATCGCGGCCGCGGCGACGGGCGGAATGCACTGGACGAACGAGCAGGCGTCGCCGGTTGCGGGGATGCTCAATGGACCTCCTCGCGCGTGATCACGGTGACGTGATCGGGCGCCGCAATCCGGTGGACGTCTTCGAGCGATTCCATGAACTCGCCCGAACCCTCAGCGTGCGCGCCGCAGTCGATGCAGCGGATGGTCATGACGGCTGGCTCCCGGCCGGCCGCATGCGCCGGAGAATCTCATCCACCTGGAGCCCGAGGACTCTCGCGTTGGCCGCCTCCATCTTCGCTGGCTCGCAGCCAAGGCGGCACGCAACATCCGTGATCAGGAGTTGCATCGCCACTGTCCACAGTGCCCGAAAGCTGAAGCGAGCGCGCCCGCGTAACCGAACGCGCTCGCCCCCGCGCGCAGAGCGAGCCAGGCAGAACCTCCCGCCCTGCGCAAAAGGGATCCGGCGGCGTCCGGACACTCGGGTTGCCTCGCGGGTCCCGCGTCCCGTTCCCCGTCGCCGCCGGAATTGGATTGACGCGCCCGCCCTGGACGGTTGGGGGTGTTGAGGCGAGCGAGCGCGTCAAGAGACTCCAGCGGGCCACTCTCTCGCTCCGTCACGTGCTGAGCGTGCGCGGCGTTGCCGTCCGCGCTGACCCGCTGGAAATGGAAACCCGCCCCGCCGGACGAGGCAATTGCGTTGCACTCCGATTGCGGTTGCGCCACTGTCAGAGTTGGGGCGGAGCCTTCATCGGCAGGGGGATGTACGGGGACCGGCGGGACGGGGGAAGTCATGCGTTCCTAATCGTTGCGGCCCCGACCGCTAGACGCTGCTCTCTATACGCGCGCCACGCGAGGCGCAGCAGCATCGAGACGTTACCATCTGTCCATTCGTCCGCGTCGATCTTCATCAGGACCCAGTCCGTCTCGCTGACGCGGATGCTGCGACCCTCCATCATCGCGGCGGGGTCGCTGGCCGCCGCCTTTTTCTCGGGTTTCCTGTTGGCCTTCATGTCGGACAATGTATTTACATGGTATACTCCAGTCAAGTGAGAAGATGTAAAATCTTCAACCGTAACAATCGGAATTGTTCCCCCCGGAACATCTCTAACGGAGGTAGAGATGGTATCGACTAAGTGTAGATGCGGTAAGCCTCGTGCCAGATCTAGCCGGGTCTGCCTCGATTGCCACGCGGCCTACATGCGCCGCTGGCGCGTGACGCACCGTCTGAGCCTTCCCCAGAGGCGCAAGGCCAGTGCCCGCAGGATGGCCACCGTCTACCAATCACGAGGGGCGCTCGCCGCTGGCCCCTGTGAGGCGTGCGGGGCGCAGAAGGCCCAGAACCACCATGAAGACTATTCGAAGCCGCTGGAGGTCCGCAGGCTTTGCAGGCCGTGCCATCTGGCGGTCCACGGAACGGCGAAGGCGGGCTGACTGAAGTAGCGCGGGCGGGCCGGAGGAGGGGGTATCTCCTTCTGGGGAGGTGCTCCCGCCCGCGCCAGGGGATGCCGGGGGCTACGGACTCGCCTCCCCCGCCGTCGGGACGATGAGGAAGATCCTGCCAGCGGTGGAGTCCTCCACATCGATCCCGTCGTTGATGGGCGAGCCGTATTCGATCTCGGCCCCCATGCCGAAGTCCCGCGCCGGGGAGAAAAACAGCCGGATCCCCGCGGTGCACGAGACTCGCAGGAACTGCTCGGTCGTCTCCGTGTCCACCATCGCTGTGGTCTCGCTGCCCTCCACGGTCACAGGCGTCTGCCCTGTCACCTTGTCGGTCCAGACGCCTCCGATGCGGGCCCCGAGATACGCGCGCACGCGGGATGCCGGGTCCCCGTCGTCGGTGGAATTGTCCCCGAGGTTGAGCCGGCCGCCCACATCCACGCGGTAGGCGCCGATCTCGGTTGCGAGTCGTTCGAGGTTCACGTTGCCCGAGAACCGGCCCGAGCGCAGCGGCTTGTCCCACGCGAATCCGTAGGCCATGCCCGAGTCGTCCAGCTCGTCGGCGTCGTCTCCGTCCGCGTTGACGTTGGCCTGGCCGATCGCGATCTCCACGGTGCTGTCGTCGGCGAGGACGGTAGACGATGCGCCACCACAGACGGCGCCGGCGAGGAGCAGAGGCACGAGCAGCGCCGGCAGCGGGATGCCGGTCTGCTGGTCGTTCTTGTAGAAGAACCGGTGCCCCATGCCGGCGAAGCTCGGCAGGAACGTCGCGATCAGGAAGTTGATCACGAGAGCCGGGATCTTCCAGTCCTCCGGGAGCGTGTCGGTGGCGATGACGCCAGCCGCCGCGCCCCCGTTTGCCAGGTGTAGCCAGTTCGACAGATTCTTCATCACGATCCTCCTCACGATCCATTGCGTTAGGCGGTTCACTTCACGATCAGGCTTGCGAGCTTGTTGCCGAAGTACCACCCGAAGCCGAGGCACAGCCCGGCCAGCACGTAGCACGCCGCGGCCCAAAGACTCCAGATGTCCCCACACATCACGGCACCTCCTTCGGTTCCTCTGCCTGCTGCTGGAGCTGTTCGTGGAAGCCCTCGTAGTACTCCGGGCTCTGGCCCGTGTAGACGACCCCGTTGCAGGTGTCGAGCGCGCCTTCCTTGCGGGCTATCACCTGCTGGTTGAAATGGTTCGTCGTGTACCAAGCGAGGATCGCCGGCAGCGCCATCTTCACGAGATCGAGGATCCACTTGCGCCATTTGTCGCTTTCGGTCTCGCTCATCGGCCCCTCAGTTCCTGCTGGCGCAGCCGCTCATCGAGCTTCTGGAGGTAGCCATTCAGGGCGGCGGTGTTCTCCTTGATGCTTGCGGAGAGATTCCCAATCTCGAAGCGCAGGCTGCGCAGCTCGTAGTCCCTGATGGCCTCGAGGGTGGCCTTGTTCTCGATGAGGGCCTTATCCTGGCGCTCGTTGTTGTCCGAGTTGATCAGGATCTGCCGGCCCATGTAGGTGAACACGACCACGATGAGAAAGCCGGCCAAGCCGACGAGTCCTCGCGCGATCAACGGCCAGCTCGGATAGTGCCCCTCGGGGCTGCTCATGCGAACTCCGGCTCTGGGATGACGATCCATTCGGGCGTGTCGCCCTTCTCGGGCTCCGTCGGTGTGCCGAACTTCAGCCCGCGCAGCGCGTACCACGCCCGGAAGCGACCCATGCCGTCGGCGATACAGATCCGCTGAAAGAGTTCATCGGCCTGCCGCTTGCACGGGTAGTAATCGAGCAGCCCCATCCGCAGGAGCTGATAGATCGCGTCGTGCACGAGCGAGCCGCGCATCGCGGTCTTCGTGTCGCGCATCGGACCGGACGGCCCGTCCCACATGTAGCCGCCTTCCTCGCCGCCGTCGATGATGAGCACCCCGGCCATGTCGAGACGGATATAGGGCACGTCGATGATCGCGGAGGGGAGAATGTCGGTGGCGATGGTGTAGGTGGCCCCGAGCTGGTACTTCCATCGCGGCTTGATCTCGCGGTATCTCACGCGGCGCCTCCGGGAAGCGCCGGGGTTGATGTCACGCCTGCAGGGAACGCCTTGCGCGAAAGTTCGACGTGAGGACCGTCGATCAGCGGCCCTTCGTCCGGGCCAGCGTTAGGGCGTGCCTTGTACCAGCGCACGCGGTACGCCTTCGCCTCGAAGTCCAGATCGCCGTGGATGTCGTTGAGCAGGCGGTCCCACACTCCGCCCCAAACAATCGGAACGCCCTGTTCTATCGCCGCCGTCCTGAACGCCGCCGCGATGAGCGGGTAGGGCGGCCAGTCCCAGCTAATCTTCCCGCCGACATAGGCCGCAAAGTCGATGGCGTGGCCTGTCAGGTGACGCCCATCCATCGTCCGCGATGCGCCCGAGGCTACCAGCGCGGCCTGCCGTATCTTCTGGCGTAGGCCCTCCGTGATGCCGAAGTCGATCTGCGAGATCACGATCGCCCGGCGCACCACGCGCACGAGGGGCTCCAGCACGCCGACGAGCCGCGACTCCGACGCTCCCCCGAGCTGGTAGATCACGGGTTCACCATCGCCGGGATCTCAGGGTGCATCGTGCGCAGCTGGCCGAGCATGCTGAAATCCTCTTGCGTCACGCAGTCCGACGCCGCAAACCCGCCCGCGCCGTCATCCCACACCGCCGAGACGCACCCGTAGATCAGGCGCCCGAGAGCCGGCTGGGGCGTGGTGCAAAGCACATCGCGCCAGGGGCCGTAGGTCTCGGAAAACAGGATCGTCCCCATCTCCAGCGCGGGTTCAATCCCCGACTGCAGCGGGCGGTACACCTCGCACAGGTAGCCGTCCCACGCCGACCCGGGAAAGGCCGTCGCTGGCGCGTCGAAGATGAAAAACGCCGCGTCCCCCGGCGCCGCCAACAGCAGCAGCAGGGAGAGTGCCGAGAGGACCTCGACGTTGACGGGGATGTTGATCACTCGATGGGCCTCTGGTGGCGCAGGATGATCTCCGCCGCCAGCGCCAGCGCCGCACGCTCGTCGTCGGAAAACGTCTTGTCGTCGGCCTGCGCGGGCTCAAGACCGATCGTCATGAGATCCACACCTTCGGCGTTGAGGATCGGAACGCGCACGCTGATGGTCGCGCGCATCGGATCGGCCTGCGTTGCGAGCTGGGTGATCGGGACATTCGTCTTGATCGGTTCGAGCAGCTTGACGAGGGACATGGGTCACGCGCTCCTTTTGACGCCGAAGATCGGGACGTTTATCGACCCGTCGTACTGCCAGGTGAGAGACGAGGGAGCCGGATCCGTGATGCCGGAGGCTGTGTCCTTGCGGGCCATGCAGATCGCGCCGGTCCAGGTGCTGTCCACGCCGTGCACCGGGGCTGCGTCCGTATACAGCAGCGCCTTGAGCGTCGGGGGGGTGGTGCAGTTGATCCAGAGCGCGCCCCAGTACATGCGCCCTTCGCGCAGCTGGATGTTGAGGCCGTTGATCTGCTTGAGCCCGGTGCTCGCGACCGTCAGGACCCCGAGGGTGGACAGCAGCGTCCCCGGGATCAGGTCCTTGCCGCGCTTGGGGCCTTCGTCGTCTTCGTCGAGTCCGTAGTAGATGGCGAGGGTTGCCTCAGCAGCTCCGCCGCTTCCGGCGCTCGACACCCAGATCCCGGCGTCGGAGATCGTCCAGTCCTCCATCACCGTCGGCCACGGGATCAGATACAGCCGCTCGTGTGTGGTCGCCTGGATGTCGGTGAGCTCCCCGTAGCGTTTGTTGGGGATGATCCACGAAGTGGTCAGCTCGGTTGAGACCCCCACCACGTGGCGGAACTTGTCGGAGCCCATCCCCTCGTGGTCCAGGCGCACGCGCACGCTCGACGGGTCGATCGTCTCGATGTGATTGTCCGGAGAGAGGTACACCTTCTTGCCGGTGCCGGGGACGGCGGGCAGAGAGGATCGCGCGGCGAGTTTCAGCACGAGGGCCCGCGCGTGTGTGAGGGGTGTCTATCCTGCGGCGGCAAGGGGAACCTGTCGTCGCAGCTCCGGGGAAGAGACTAGCCAGCGGGCGGGCTAGGGGTCAATACTGGACAACCAGGCGCGCCAGGGTGTCATCCACCGACCCGACAAACGACACGAAATCGGCGTACAGCGACAGCACGTCGCCGGCCTTGAAGGGCGTGAGCCCCTTGGCCTGCGAGACGTTGGAGTTCTTGATCCCGGTGGAGTTGATCGTCAGGCCGCAGGAGTAGGCGTTGGCGCCGTTTCGGCGCGCGCGGATCACGAAGCTGCCGGGGGATGTCGCCACGGTGCAGTTCAGCGCGAACGACAGCCCCACGATCCACCCGGGCCGATCCATCACGTAGCCGAGGTTCGCCTGCATCGCGAGCCCGGAGAACAGCAGGTATCCACTCGCCGAGATGACAGAGGAGTTCGACCCGATGAGAGAGTCCAGGCTCACGGGCGCCGGAACGTCTGGGGCTTCGACCTGATCGACGAAGTGGAGTTCCGAGGTCTCGGTGTCGAACGACAGCTCCGAGCCGTCCTCCATCACGAGCTCCCCGGCGCATAGCATCATGTAGTCGGCCGGGACGGTGAGGACCTCGCCGGCGCGCAGGATGTGCTTGATCATCTGCGCTTCGCGCGCGGCGACCACGTCGCCCGCCACGCGCGCTCTCTCCTCGCGGATCGCGTGAGCGTCGAGCGGAGTGTCCGGTGTACCACGATGCGCCATCAGGGCACCTCCCACCGCATGCGAAACGCCAGGTCCTCGAGGCACCGTATCACCGACCCGGCCCCGGAGAACCCGCGCCAGGCGATCCCCACGATGACGTCCGTGTCGTCGCGATCGGTGCGCGCGAGCCGGACCATCTTGTGCTTGCCCGCTCCCACACCGATCGCCTCGACGGATCCGGTGGGCAGAAAGACATCGGGCATGTCGAAGTAGTCGCATCGCAGGTCCGCCACACCGTTGGGGGTGACGATCTCGGCATGCATCACCAGGCGGCCGCCCTCGGCGCCCATCCCCGTGGGTTGCCGGATCCTCATGGTGCTGTCGACGATCATCGTGTAACCGGCGGTGCCTGGCGAGGGCCAGGAGAAATCCCGCTGGCGATACCCGCGCTCGAGCAGCTCGCGATCACGCTGCGCCGCGCGGCGCATCCACCCTGCGGTGATCGCCCCTCCTCCTGCGCGCGCGGCCGGGGGCCAGTGTTGCCAGTGATGAGCGAGCAGCGCCTTGTCCCCCGCCGGGGAGTTGGCGGTGTTCATCGGCTGGGGGAGCCACGAGGCGCCGGCGGAGGTGACACGCACGAACGTCGTCTGGCCGGTGGTGTTGTTGTGCACGCGAGCGCCGATCTCGATCTCCTTGCCGCGGAAGGCTGAGAGGTTGATCTGCTGCTTGCTGGCGAAGGCGTACGAGGTGTTTGAGTAGGGCCCCGTGATCTCGGCGTGGTGGAGGTTCGAGAACGGATACACCTCAGATCCCGCGGAGTTCACCGCCACGAACTGCACCTGGCCGGTGCCACCCGTCACGCGGATCTCGGACAGAATGTCCAGGACCTCGGCCCACTTCGGCACGTAGATCAGAAACCCGCGTTTGAGCGGGCTCCATCCTGAACCGCCCACGGACGTCCAGGACTGCTCCCCCATCAAGACACCGCCGCCACGCTGGCGCAGCTTCTGATCCCGGTCGTAGAACGCCGTGCAGATCGCGGCCGTGATCGGCTTGGCCTCGAGGAGCATCGCGTCTGTGAGATCCGAAGACGGTGCGGTCGTCCAGTCAGGATCCGGGTCGATGCGCAGCGCGTTGCGCACCGCGTCGTCGGGCCCCACGGACACAGGAAACGGATCCGCCTGCGCGCGCCCGGACGGCAGCGCGGCGATGACGAGATCTCCAGAGGCCCCGGCGTGCCCTGCGTAGATCTCCACCACGTAAACGCCTTCGGCGAGTGAGGAGACATCCACGGTGACGGTCCACGGAGAGGCCGAGACGTTGGTGTCCTGGAGGGCCGAGTTCAGGTTCGCGCCGCCCGGGTCGACTCTGACCTGGGCCCACGTGCGCGCGGCTCCGGTGGTGCGCCGGCCGACGTAGAACTTCACGCGCAGCGTCTTCGCGAACGCCGGGATGAACATCCGGACCGGAACGCCGCACGCCACGACGTTGGGGAAGGTCTGATTGAGCCCCGTGATCCCGGTGAGCTTGTTCTGCCAGGTGCTCTCCTCGAGCGCCAGGACGTTGTCGTTGTCGCGGAAATACGTCCGCCACTTGACGTCTTCCTGGCCAGCGTCCGGGTCGTCCTGTGTTGTGACCTTCGTCCAGGGCATGAGAGGGGCCTCAGTAGAGGTAGTAGCCGGGGGCACCGCCGATCAGGTTCGAGGCGTTGCCGAAAAACGCGTACCGCTTCTGTGTGAGGCTCGCTGCTCCGTAGTCTGGGGTGCCATCCGGCGCGATCCAGGACCACTTGCGCCTGAAGCTGTGGTCGAACAGCGTGAGATCGACCGCGCCCTGGCCGTAGTCAACCCCGGCGCGGATCACCTCCATCAGGCGATCGGTCAGGCCGCGGGTGCCTACAGTGGTGTCCGGCAGATCGGGATCGGTCAGCGAGACCACGTTGCCCACCTCGACGTCGCGCTTCGTGAGGGCGAGCTCGACGTCAACCTCGATGGGAGGGCCCTGCCAGCGTCGCAGGTGGCGCGCTGCGATCTCCTGGGCGAGCGCGATCCCGTTGAGCGCCGTGCGCAGCCCCCCGGAGTTGATCTCGACGATGCTGACCTCCTTGCTGTTGGTCTGGTCGGGGATGTTCTCCCGCAGCGCGAGATCGGCGTACGCGGAGCCGCTCTCCACCGGCACGTCCCCCCGCACGATCACGCGGTTGAAGTGCGAGTCGATCAGGCGCTTCCACTTCGGCGAGGTGATCATGTCCTGGGGCGCGAGCGTGACGGGTGAGGCGACCTCGGGCCCAGGGGGCACGAACGCGCGGACGCTGATCTTGCCGTCCGATCGGATGTAGGGGAAAAAACCCAGGAGGAACAGCTGCGCCTGGAAGAACTGGCGGGCCTTCGCGGCATCGCGCCACAGGAAATCAACGTCGAAGTTCGCGTACAACGCGTCGCGCGTGAACTGGAACCCAGGCACGTCCACGTCGGCCGCTGGAATGCCCAGGCCGGAGGGGCCGTTCCAGAAGTCAACCACAGAGAAGTCTGTCGTCGCCGCGGTGGCTGTCGCCGGCTCGTAGATCCGCTCGAACACCCCCGAGAGCAGCGCGTAGAAGATGTTGATGATGTTGCCACGCACAAACGGCGCGCGCGTGAAGATGTCGTTGTTCAGATCGGACCACGACTGAGTGATCCCGGTGGACAGGTTGACCCGCTTGGTGGGGCGGTCCCCGCCGGTGATGGTGAGTTTCTCGTACTGCGACCCGTCCTTGCGATAGAGCAACGCCGTGCCGCTGTAGAACTCCAGCTCGTTGTTGAGGATCAGAAACGTCTGGCCCAGCGCGGGCACCGCGGCGAGCTTGAACGTCTCGGCCTGCTCGGTGCCCAGCATGATCAGATCGCCCCACTTGCGCAGCAGGCTGTCGACCGTGCACTCCCACGTGCGCGCGCCGGAGTCGAAGTGGGTCTTGCGCAGCTCGCCGGTGAACAGCTTGCGATACTCCGACTCGGGATCGTCGCGGTAGCCCCCGTAGAGGGTGCCGCGCATGTTGACGTTGCTGGGGACCACGGGTGTGGCCTGCTCGGTGGAAAAGATGTCGGTGAGCTTCTGGTCCTCGTCGATGAACCGCAGGCGCACCTCGCCGTAGGTCGTGCTGTTCTGGAGCCGTTCGAGTGTCGCCACCGTGGACTCCGGCAGCTCCAGGCAGTGGACCTGCGTGCGCGTGGGCGCGAGCACCGGCAGCATCACGTACTGTTCGGAGGCAATGTCGTCGAACCGCCAGAAGTAGTTTGGCTTGTTGTTGGGTTTTGCGGTTTCGGCCGCGTAGGTCACGAGGTGGCCCCTCCGCCTGGCTGATCGTGTCCGACCGACTGCTTCATCGAGAGCGCGAAGGAGAACAGATTGGAGGGGATCCGCCGCACGGGTTCCACCTTCTGGCGCGTGATCATCACCCCGTAGCTGTCGGAGTCGGTGAGCACGTCGCCGACATTGTATCCATAGGTGAGCTCGGTCACCCGGCCGCCGATCGTGTAGTCGCCCAGACCTACGCCAACGCCGTTGAACGTCACGTCCTCACTGATCCCAGTGGTGAGGTTGAGCAGGCGGTAGGCCGTCTTGCTGTCGGTGACCGGAGTGCCGATCGCGTTGACATCGTCTGTGCTGATCGCGTTGGCCGTCGCGGGTGCTGGCGAGTCCAGTACGCGCAGCACGGCCGACACCGGGTCCATGAGAAACGTGAAATGCCCGCCGGCACCTGCCCACGACCAGAACGCCACCATCTCGTCGTTGAAAGCAGCGACCTCCGGTGTGTCCTCCGGGTAGCCTGGGACGTAGATCACGATCTGGTCGTAGATGCTGATGGGCTCGCGGCTTACCGCCCCCCCGGTGGTGGCTTCTACGATCACGATCCCGGGGCCGCGCGACCAGTGCAGGGTGAACGCCCCGAAGCGCCGGATCTCCGCGTGCTGCACCGGCCAGGGAAACAGGATGTCGCGCACACCGGAGCCTGGGTTGTAGCGGATCAGCGGAGCAGACGGGTACGCGATCACGGGACCAGATTCACGAACGTCCGGAACTTCAGCCGGAAGTCCACGCGCTTGGAGTCGCGCTCCCGGGTGGGGTTGGTCTGATCGATGGCGATGCAGCGTGGGAAGTAAAGCCGGGACCGGAAGCTATCTCCCGAAGCGTACGAGTAGATCAGATTCCCCACGGCCGTCACCGACACACCGGCCGAGATGGACGCGATCTCCACCACCTCGCGCGCCGCTCCCCCGTTGGCCGCTTCGATGAGGTATTTCACGCCGACGATGAGCCCAGTGGTGCTCGCCAGCGGGATCACTTTCTGACTCGCAGGCGCCGACCCGTCCAGGAGCTTGTTGCTGGTCTGGGTCTGATCGACACCGAAAGCGAACTCCCCGCCGCTGCCCGCGTGCGCCCAGAAGGCCTCCATCTCGTCCACGAACGCCGAAACCGTCGCATCGTCGATCGACATGCGGGTGAGCACCGCCTCGTACTCGTCGAGGAAGTGGTAGAAGTGGCGCATCTCGACTCCGCCACGTGTTCGGTGGTCGGTGCGATCGGGCACCCGGCCAGGGCCTGGCAGGTCCTCGAGCCCGCTGGGCAGGATGACGTTGCGCGAGCCCGAGCCGGGGTTGTAGATGATGACGGCCGCCATCAGCTCACCACGTGCGAGGCCTTGAGCACCCCGCCCTTGGATTCGACGACGTCGGTGATCTCGCGCATCAGCTCTTCGACGAGGTTCCGGGTGATCATGTTCTCGAAGCGCATGTTGAAGGTGAACCCCGGCGACTGGCCCCCGCGCGTCGCCTGAGACAAGACGGCCTCTTCGGCGAACTTCGTCACGTCGTTGCGCAGGATGATCTCGCCGGGTTGGGCTGCGATGAGCACCGAGTCGCGCGTGGTGCGCGTGCCGGCGATCTGACCGCCGGTGGCGAACCCTGGCACGGCCAGAACCCTGGGCAGCGGAGGAGGGGCGTTCTGGATCTGCCCCCCCTGCGCTGCGAAGCCCGCGGGATGCATCGCCGCCGTGTCGGGGACCTGGCCGCCCTGGCTGAAGCCAAATAAGCCGACGCCAGTCGCGGAGGAAATCGCCTTGAGGATGAGGGCCTGGACGATGGCCTTTGCGATGTCGGCCATGAACTGCTTGAAGAACTTCCGCCACGAGACGTCGGCCCCGAAGGCCGCGTCCACGATCGTGTCGCCGAGCCTCAGCGCGCCGTTGATCAGCGCCTGTTGCACGGCCGCGATCAGCTCCAGATTCGCTTGATGCTGGGCCGCGGCTTCATTGGCAACGGCCACTTGCTCCGCGACGACGGCCCACGCCCCCGACATGCTCCCCGTCGCCTCCCACGCCTGGAGGAGCATCGCGTTGAACTGCTCGACACCGAGGACCGCTTCGCCGATGGACCGGACGAGCTCCTCGTTGATGTCGTTGAGATCCAGCGCGCCGATCTGGTCTGCGACCCTCTCCCACGCCTCGGCCTGGGAGTCTGTGGCAGCGGCGGCCTGAAGCATCAGGATCCGGAAGCCATCCGCGCCAAGGAGCAACTCCCCTTGCGCCGCGATGGCGTCTTTCTGGGCAGCCGCAACCGTCGCTTCGACCACCTGCGCGCCGACTTTCTGCCACGCCGCGGCGAGGCTGCCAGTCTCTTCGACGGCGCCGAACAGCGCCTTGTTGAAGTTGGCCGTCCCGACAACGGCCTCCCCCTGGAGTCGGACGATCTCCTGCTGGAAGGCCGAGATCCCCTGCAGGACGGCCGCCGCCTCGTTGATCTCCCCGACGTCGATCTTGAAGCCCAGCGCCGGGATATCGATGTCTTTGACCGCGGCGTCGATCCGGATAGTCGACAGCGCGAGCTCGGCGGCATCGGCGATCTCCGGGAGCTTCGCCTTCATGGACGCCAGCAGCGCCAGGCTGGCCTGGTCCCCAGCGTCCGCAAATACCTTCACCAGAACATCCGCGTTGACCCCCGCCAGACCAGCCTCGGCCGCTTTGGCGATGTCCGGGATCTTCACGTCGAGATCGGCGAGAAGCTTGAGCTTCTCTGTGTCTCCGATCTTACGCAGGTCCACCACGAGTGCCTGCAGGGCGGCTCGCGCGCCAGCGACGTCTCCCACATCGATCAAATCAGTGAATGCCGGGCCCAGTTGATCGAGAGTCCGCTTCAGCTTGAGGGCCTCGTCGTCGAATCCCCCGAGCCCGTCGGCCGCGGCCTGAGCCGCCGGCGCCACGGCCAGCACTTCCTCGCGCAGCGCCTTGATCCGCGCCTTTGTGTCGAGGGTCTTGTCTGAGTCGGGGATCAACTCCAGCGTCCGAAGCTCGTGGGCCTTCGCGGTGAGTTCCGCGGTTGCCGTTGAGACGAGGCCCAGCTCCGCCCGGAGCGCCTGAATCTTGGCGATGGTCGCGTCGGCGCGCTCGGCCGGCGGGATGACTTCCAGCGAGGCCAGCACGACGGCCGAGGACCGCAGGTCCTCGATACGCTTTCGGGTTGCCTCTGCGGCATCGGCGATCTCGTCGAACACCGACGCAAGGCCCGACAGGTCCGGCCCCTGCCCGAGTGCCGACAGGATGCCACTCAGCGCGGCGGCCCCCTGGCCGAGCCGGGCGACGCTCTCGGTCAGAGCGGCGATGTCCGCCGCGGCGAGGCTCACGAACTCGCGGAAGTTGACCGACCGCACCGCAGCGGCCAGGTGATCGAAGACCCTGCTCAGCCCGTCGATGAGCGCGATGACTTCGGGGGACTGGATGATCGTCTCGCCGATCGCTTCGAGAAGCGTCTCGTACGCTTCGGCGGCTGCATTCACGCGCCCGGTGAACGTTCCCCCGATCGCCTCGGCATTGTCGCGCCAGCGCCCCTCCATGATCCCCAGGACGGTGGACAGGCGTTCTGAACCCTTGACGGTCTCGTCGATGCCGAGCTGCACGCGCCCGAGGCTGTTGACCTCCCCGCTGAGGACAGCTGAGAGTTGGCGCGCGGCCGTGACGGCATCGACGCCGGTGGAGATGGAGAAATCCAGCGTCGCGCGGGTGGCGCGCTCCAGTTCCGCACCCCCGAGCCGGCCCAGAGAGATCAGCAGGTTCTGCACCTCGCCGATCGTCTCGTCGCTCACTCCGGTCAGGCGCGTGAGGGCGTCGGCCGTCGCGCCAAGATCGGCGACGGAGTCCTGCGCTCGCCCGCCCATGTTGGCGAGAGAGACGGCGAGCCGGGTGGTGATGGCTTCCTGCTCCAGCGCCGCGGTGATCGCCGGAGAGATGGCCGAGACGACCGTGCGCCAGGCTTTGCCGGCCAGCTCGAGCGCCTGGTTCACGTCCGTCAGAACACCGCGGAACTGCTGGTACGCCCCCAGGATCCCGCCGCTGGCGTTGGCGGCGTCCTGCTGCGCCTGCTCGTCGCGCTTGCGCTTCTCTGTGAGGACGTCGAGCTTGACCGCGATCTCGGTGAGGGTCTTGCTGGCGTTGTCGATCGCCTCGACGAGGATGTCCAGGCGCTGCTGATCGGCCATTCTTACCCCCGTCCCCTCGCCATCAGCGACGCGAGCATCGCCTCGTACTCCTTGCGCTGCTCGCTGGAGTCGCGCGCGTCCTCACGCGACCCAACGCCTGCGCACATCAAATCGAAAAAGAACGCCTGGACCCTATTGAAGCCCGGCAGCAGCTCGCTCGGTCTGCAGCCGTATCTCTGAGCGACCCGATCGAACGTCAGGCAGAGTTCGGGTCGCTCGACGTAGGGCGCATCTGATCGCGCGCCTTGTTGCTCATCCCCGACAGTTCGATGATCTTCGTCAGGAGCGAGAACAGATCCACGGCCGGGATCTCGCTCATGGCGACCTCGTCGGGCCCGTCACCCACGACCGGGTCCACCAGTCCCAGCGCGACGATCTTCTGGAGCTTGCGCACGTGCTCGGGACTCTGGAGCATCTCGCGCCATCCCCACGTGCGCTCGACGTTCTCTGTCGGCGACTCGGTCGGCAGGAACGACGGGAGCTTCTCCCACACCGCGGTCAGCTCGGCGAGTTCCACCGAGCGCACCTCGTAGGTGAGCCCCGAGGGGCCCTCGACGGTCCCCCGGCTCGGTTCCTTCCACATCCTGACGTCTCTCTTGTTTCCCATGGGTTGCCAGCAGCTCCTATCGGTTGTGGTGGTTGAAACACGCGAGGACCGCACCCGCTGACCCGAACACGATCCCCGCGCGACCCTGTCTTGCCTCAGCTCGCGGGGTGCAGCTCCGTCTCGGCGAACGGGTGCGAGCGCATTCCGTCGCGTCCCTCGTAGCTGACCTGGTAGTGCGGCTCCTTGTCGGCCGACACGATGAGGGCCGTCACCACCCCTGACTGTCCCTCGCCAAACGCCACGACCTCGCCGATCCCGTAGGCGAGGTAGGTGTCCACCCCCGAGATCCGATTGCTGATCACGGTGTTGGGCTCGCGCTTGCCGTCCGCGCTTTCCGGTGCTGGATCCCCTTCCTTGCGACGAACCATCTGCGGCTCCTTGTGTCTGCGCCCGAGAACTGGTGGAGGGATGCCCGGGGCGAGGCGCGTGCCCCGGGCTCCCTCTGTTGCATCCCTGCTAGATCGCCGACTCGGAGTTCTTGTTGACGATCTGGAACGCCGAGAACGCTGCGCCCGTGTCCTCTATCGCCTTGATGGACACCTGCGTCTGGATGCGCCCGAAGCCCGTGATGGGGACCGGGGCCGCGTCCAGGAAGGCATCGTCGAGGATGAAGTCCAGCGCGTACTTGATACCCCCGGACGCGCCGACGATGTCGTTGGGCGACAGGTGCGCGAGCGTCACCTTGCCGAGCGTGCCGGCGAGCGCCTTGGCGGTGAAGTCCGCGTGGTCGTGGAACTCCGCCACCAGGTTCAACGTGACGGTGCGCGGGGCCGTGCGCGTCGGCTGGAGGATGTTGGTGCTGCCGAGTGACCTGCGGTCGTTGTCGAGCTGGTTGTCGACGATCAGCTCGTAGGACTCAACCTTGCCGGTCATGTTCACCACCCCGCCGAAGTCGAAGTTCACCGTGACTTCTGACGCCAGCACCGGCTCGAGCGGCGACGGATAGGTGGGTGTGGTCGGGGCATCGATCCCGCCCGCCGAGACGATCATCTCGCGCGCGATGCCGCCGAACTCGATGAGCACGGGCTTGTCGGACCTGGCGTCGGCCGCCACGCGCATCCGCGACAGGTTGCAGCCCTTGGCGATGTAGACGGCGACGTCCTTGTCCACCTCGATGGTGAGGCCGGTGTGGATGGCGTCTTGCGGGTTGAACGCGTGCGTGAAGCCCGTGGGCGCCGAGCCCGACGTGGTGCCCGAGGTCCCGTGCTGGATCGCGCGGAAGAGCTTGAGCATCCCGTCGTAGAGCAGATCGAACTGCATGGGCCCTTCGGCGAAGTCCTTGATCTTGAACCGGCCGAGATAGGACGCGGAGCGGAACCCGCCCCGAAACCCGTAGCTCGGGATGTGGTTGATGTTGCTCTCACGCTGCTCATAGAAGTCCACGCGGGCGACCGAGGTCCCCCAGGTGCCTTCGTTGCCGATGCCGACGTAATTGGCGCGCTCTCTGAGTCCGACGACCATGGCTTACTTGCCTCCTTCCGGTGACGACGCCTGCAGGTCGGGCCCCGCGGTGGCGGCCTTGGCGGCTTCGGCTTCCTTGTCGCGCACGGCCTGGCGCTTGCGCAGCGTCGCGGCCAGGCCGGCGTCCGCGGTTGAGAACTCCTTGGGCCGGCGCTCGCACAGCTCGATCGCCAGCTCCTCGGGGACGTCGGTGTCCTTGCCCCGGAGGAAGTTGTAGATCCCGCCGCGCTTCTGCTTGGCCTGCAGCCCGACTTTCGGGCCGTGGTAGGTGACCTTGACGCTCTTTGCTACTTCCATCGCAACCTCCCTAAATGCGCCCGCGGGCGTACCGCGCGCGCGCTTCGATGATGACGTCGCCGATGCCCTCGGGCTTGGTGAGCTGGTCGTCGGTCTCGCGCGGATCGGCCACGCGGACGTTGAGCCCTTCGATGTGATCCGCCGAGAACCCAAGACGCTGCGGATCCATCTCGACCGCCTTGACGACGTCGCCCTGCAGGCGCACCACGCGCAGCTGGGCGTCATCGACGTTCACGAAGCATCGCAGGCGGATCCCGATCACCCCGTCGCGCTGGCGCGCGGTGTCGCCCAAAACCGCGTTGCCGCGTTCCGCCACAATCACGGCCTCCACCGACACCGCAGGGCACGCCGTGAGCTGGTCTCTCATCGCGGGGAGCAGGTACACCGACTCATTGAGCAAGGTGTTGTGGAAGCCGCTCGCGCGCGCGATACCTTTGAGGCGCGCCACCACCGCATCGAACACGGCCTCAAGCAACGGCACGAACAGCGCAACCACGTACGACGACGTATCCGCGCGGACGCGGACGATCTTAGATCCTGCGCTGTCGTCGTCTTTGCTCTCAAGCGATAGCCGCAGGCGCGACGCGCCCTGGGGCCAGGTGAGCGAGAGTGTCGCGGTCTTCACACCGGTGCTGTTGAACGTAGCCGAGTAGGCCGAGTTGGCCACCACGGCACAGCTCGGGCCCACCGCCTGCACCCGGAAGCGGTACGACGTCGCGGCCGACAGCAGGGTCACGTTGAGCGACACGTCGAACTCGGTGAGCCCCGGCACGGCGTCCTCCGGGACGTTCGCGTCGAACGACATGCGCTCGACAAACGCAGCCGACGCGATCTCGCTGTTGGCGTTGCCGCCGCTCCCCACCACACGAGCCAGATCGAACGGCACGTGCGCACCGTCGCACTGAGGGTCGGTGTTGACGTTGTGGAGGTAGAGCTTCGTGGCTGGCATCAGAGCAGCCCGCCTGTGAACACGATCGGCCGGCGGATGACGTCGTGCAGCAGCGCGATCCCCTGGGGGAGCGTGGTTTCGATCGCGTTTCGGGTGAAGCGCTTCTCGGTGATCCGCGAGCCGGGGTGATGGACGCGGCGGGCGAAGACGACCCGTCCGCCGATGATGAAGCGCAGCGCCTTCGCGTTGCGCGGCTCGATCACGTGGGGCTTGGTGGTCCCGCCGAACTCGTGGATCCGGGCGTAGGGCTTCGGGATGCGGATGCGCAGCTGGCTGTTGCCGATCACCGAGTGGTGCGTGACCTTGCGCATGCCCCCGGCGCTGTGGGTCTTGAACACGTCGGTCTGGTTGCGCTGGGTCTGCCCGACGATGAGAACGCCCCACTTGTTGAGCGCCGCGCGCTTGCCGGCACCGCGGATCGCCACCGCGGCAGCACGGAAACTCTTGGCCAGCTCGTCGGACTTCATCCGAAGATCCCCCGCGACTGCTTGAACGGCTTGAGCCCCTTGATGACCGCGGGCAGCAGCGCCACCGGCTCCACGTACACCACCGAGCCGTCTGGAAGCGTGCGCGTCTGCACGCCCTGGTTCTTGCGCACGTTCCACTCGTAACCGATCTGGCGCCTGGTGAGCATCTTCACCATGTCGGGGGTGGCGGCCCAATTCAGCACGTAGAGCACGCGGAGCGACTGGGGCCACTCCAGAAACGGGACGAAGGCTTTGCGGATGACGATCCCCGCGGGCCCGTCGAGCACGTACTCGGTCGCGGCGATGAGGGTGCCGGCACCGAAGGCCTGGTCGATGTCCTCGTACAGGGCGTCGATTTGTTTGACGTTGCGATGAGGCAGCCCGATCCGATCGGTGCCCGGCCCGTCGAGGGTCACCGTGTGGACGGTGGCGTCATCGAACGCGATCGGGACGCTGGCCGCGTTCACCATGCCGACCTCGCGCAGGATCGCATCTGACACCGCCGCGACCGCCGCCGTGAGAAACCCATCCGAGCCGCTGGTGTTTTCCAGCTGCAGCCAGGTCTTGGTTTCGTCTACGGTCACCAGATTGGGCATGGGTCACTCGTGAAATAGGGGCACCGCCGCGCGAGCCGTGGAGGGGTAGCCGGGAGCTGCTAGTCGGAGACCCTGGGCCAACGGACGCGCAGCGGTGCCCAACCTGTCACCCCCGACGCGATCGCTCGCGGGTCTTTTCCGGACCCCGGGGGGGATTGCCGATCTTGCGGTCCTGGTGATCGCCGGGACCCTTCTGCTTCTTGGGCTCCTTGCGATCGCCGTCGCCGTCGCCGCCGACCTCATCGCCCTCGATCACTTCGGCGACTTCCTTTTCGCGGACCCAAGTGTCCGCCAGCGCGGAATCCACCAGCAGCTCGTCGCCGGGCTTGTGGGGCCCGACTTTCTTGGTGATGCGGATGCGCACGCCGGGGTCACCGGCTTCGAGCCGGATGTTCGAGGGGGGCTTGGCTTCCTTGATCGATTCGATCGTGATGCCGCTCTTTCGTGCCGCCTGTCCCATGTCCTCAGCTCCCATTCCCGCGATTCGTGGGACTGCCCCCGGCGAGGATCGCGACCTCGCCGGGGGACGTTCCTTTACGCCTTACGCCACGACCTCGATGTTCGAGAGCTTCGAGAAATACTCCGGGACCCAGCACACGAACCCGGTGCGCTGGAGCATGCGGAGCAGGATCTGGCCCTTCTTGAAGGGCCCCTCGGCGTACGGGTTGATGGAGAACTCCGTGCCCATTCGCTCCCCGAAGACCATGAACGTCGGGTCGCCGTGGAACGCCGTGGTCTCGTTGGTCTGCGTCGCACCGCGGTTCCGGCGGATCTTCGAGGTCGGGTACAGCCGCTGCCGACCGGAGCGCTCCGGGGCATCGCCCGTCACGTCGAAGATCACCTGCGCGGCGACGGTGCCCGCGCTGATGACCGCCTGCACCAGGTCGCGCACGACCCACGGGTGGCACCAGATCGCCCCAGCGCGCACCGTGGTCCAGTGCTCGCCGGCGTAGCGCATCTTGAGCCACGAGGCGAGCGCGAGCGCGACACCGGCGTCCGAGGCCGCGCCGGCGTTGTTGACGTTCGCCACACCCGTGGTCCCGAAGACGCCGAGCCAGTTGGGGGCCACGCCGTCACCCTCGAGCGCCAGGCCATCCTGCGTCCGACCCAACACGCGGATCAGATGCGCCATGACGAAGTCCATGAGGTTGACGATGTTGTCCTGGATCAGCTCGATCGAGATCGTCACCATCGCGCCGAAGCGGCGCGCGATGAGCTGGTTGTTTCCGAACGTCCCTTCCGAGTCCGCGATGGTCTGCGCTTCGTTGTCGATCGTGACGGTGAAGTCCGACGCCAGATCGGGCAGATCGTGCTGGTCGGACTGCATCTGGATCACGGTCGGGCCCGCTGCGCGCACCACCGAGAACTCCTTCATCAGCTCGCCGATGACGGGCTCTGTGATGAGGGGCACCAGGAACCCGCCTTCGGCTCCCGTTCCCTCGGCCAGCGCCGCACGCTGGTCGGGAGGGAACATCCCGTACATGCCCTCGTCGAGCGCCGCGCGCAGCTTGTCGGCCGCGGTGGCGTGCTTCTGGGCTTTCTCGGAGTTGCCCTTCTGGGCCTCGAGGTAGCCCTTCACGCGCTGCTGGAACCATCCCCCCAGCGCGGTGTAGAGCACCGGGTCCATGTTCGCGAGCGCGACCTGGCTGCGCCCACGCTGCACCCGCACCACACCCTCTTCCACCGTCGGGAGCATGACCTCGCCCCCGGTGATGCCGGCGACGCGCGGGATCCAGGACTTCAGCTCCTCGGGCATCGCCTCGACGATCGCGTCACGCCGGCGCGAGGTCGAGCCGTACCGCGCGCGATCGAGCTGCTTTTTCACCTGCTCGGCGGTCTCGTTGGCGGTCTTGATCTTCTCGTCCATGCCCTTGAGCAGCGCGGCGACGTCGGTGTCTCCGCCGATCTGCCCGAGGCTCTTCTTCACGCCGCCGACGACGTCCTTGAACTCGTCCATCGACGTGAAGTACTTGTCGAGCTTCTTCTCGAGCTGCTTGTAGAGCGCGGCGGTCTGGGCTTCCGTGCTCTGAGTTTCCTGCGTCGCTTCCGGCATCGCTTCCTCCAAACACGAGATGGTGTTGACCTGCACCGCGCTCCTGTCGCGCGTGTGGGAATTTGCCTATGGCTTGCTGAGCACCGCGAACGACGGAACGGTGCGCGTCCTGAACGCCTTGGGTCCCTTGTTGAGATGGAACACGACGGCGAGCGGGACTGACGGTGTGCCCGAGGCGATCGTGCAGAGCGCGCGATAGAACGGCTTGTCCTTGTCGTTGAGCTTGACGCCGCCCATGCGGACCGCCACGTCGTTCGCCGTGGTGATCTGTGGGAAGGCCGCCACGGTGATGTCCTCGTACGTGCCCCCCACCGTCGCGCTCTTCTGGATCTTGACGTCGAGGGTGGTGGTCGCCGACATGGTCCCGACGTTCAGCTCGACGTCAAGCTCGTCGTAACCGCTGAGGTCCTGGCCCGTCGGCGTCACCGTCGCCGTGGCTGTCTGCGGCGCGACGTGCTGGAGGACCTGCGTTTCATCGAAGTTTCTGCTGCTCATTCGTTCCTCCGTGCAGTGGCGCGCGCGAGTAAGAGCCGCGCGTCGACGTGTGCGTTCATCGCCTTGAGGCCCGACGTCACGCTGCTGGCTCCCGTTTCCGAGTGCGAGTGCGTGCGGCCCAGCCCCTCGACCGATCTCAGTGCGTTGGGGTTCGCCGGGACGGCGACCCAGGAACATTCCCAAAGATCCTGCTCGGTGAACTCGTACCCGACGAAGGTCCCGTCGTCCGGGTCCTCAATGCGGGCCCAGTCCCACGGACGGAAACCAACAGACACCGCCCACACCGACCCCGCGAGGATTTTGCGGAAGGTCATGTCGGCCGTGTCGTTCATCCCTTCGGCGTCGAAGTGTCCGTCGGCCAGAAGCGCCGGGGGGCCTGACTCCTTGCGCGCGTTGTTCCACAGACCGGTGAGTGCGGCGATCGAGTAGTCGTGATCGATCAGCATGGGCCCGTACTTGCGGAAGTCTTTGAGCTTCCAGCCTGAGACGCGGATGATGTCGCGGTAGCGGTCCTGGGTCTCGTCCGACATCGTGACGTCGGTCACGATCCGATCGGCCTGGTTGACTTTGCGCACGCGCGCCGGTGTGGCGATGGTGCTCTCGCACTGGAGGATGAAGCGCCCGTCGGGGAGATCGCGCTTGACAACACGGCCGGAGTCCACCAGCTCGCCGAAGCGCTTCTCGCTGCGAAATGCTGGCGAGGCCTCAACCGCGTATGCGGTGCGCTGGGCGAGCAGCTCGCGCAGATCCTTCAGATCGCGCGACACGCTTTGGCGACACTCTTCCCCATCACCACGCTCGCAGGCACACGATCGCTGCTGAGCGTCGCTGGGGGTTTGATCGTCCGGCTTCTTGTCTTCCTGCGGCACGTGTTGCGCTCGGTGTCGCAGCTCCGGGGAAGAGACTAGCGAGGGGCGGAGCTAGGGGTCAATCCGGCCTACAGGATGTTCCCGCACGTCGCGCACTCGAGCAGGGGCTCGTCGTCGGTGTCGCGGCGCAGACGGAACGTGACTCCGGCGCACTCGGGGCACGGGATGAGGCCGTTTTCGTCGTAGGGATCCGGGTCCAGCACCAGGCCGATCGCGCGGCATTCCAGAGTGATCGATTTGCGAAACGGCACCACCTTGGCGGAGGCGCGTTCGCGGCACCTGCGCCGGCGTTCGGCGTGTTTGCGCCGGCGCGCGGCCATACTCACGAGGTCACAGGCAGACAGACACAGTGACAATTCATCGATTCCTCTGGGGGGGCCCCCGGCTCCTGGGGCCACCTCAAGCCGTTGGGGAACGGCTCGCCCAGGTTGCGCACCTCGCCGTCCTGGGCGGCGTGGCTGGGGCGGACGTTCGACATGCGCGAGGTGAGCCACTCGCTCTTGCCGATGCCGGCCTCCTGCATCGCCACGTAGCGGGCGTTGCCGAAGACCGACCCGACCTCGGTCTCCGCCACCACCTTCGCCTGGCCGACGTAGGCCTCCCGGTGGACGGCGTGGACGCGCTCGACGATCTGGGAGGTGCTCTCGCCTTTGTCGATCCCCGTTCCGATGGCGTCTGTGATGCGGTCGCGCGCGCGGATGCTGGCCCCGACGATCTTCTGAGTGCGCGCGGCAAGCAGCGCCAGGACCCTGGGATCCGCACCCTCGAACGCGATGTCCAGGCCGACCTGGTCCATGAGCGACTGCCACCCGATCTTGGCCGCAAGCAACGCGGCCGCCTTCACGCGCTCGAGCGCCGTGCGCCCGACCTCGCTTTCCGGCGGGACGAGGTTGTCGCCAGCGGCGCGGCACAGAAGACCGCGGATGTTCGGGTAGGCCTGCTTGCCAGGGTCGAGCGCCTGGCCCAGCTCCCCGCCCTTCTCCGCGTCGGCCTCCTGGATGCGGCGGATCGTGTCATCGCGCATCCAGGTCAGAAACGATCGCCACCGGCCCAGGTAGACGCGCTCGACGCTGGCGCGCTTGCGCTCCATGCCCCGCCACAGCGCAGCCCGGATCGTCTCGCTCGACGGCCAGGCGCCGCGGTGCAGACGGGAACGCCGGCGGCGCACGCCTGCCCCCTCGCCCTCGCCAGCGCCGTCGCCTCCCTCGCTGAGCAAGTCCCCGCCTCCCTCGAGTAAGTCCTCGGCCGGCATCATGCCGATCGGCATCCACCCGGTCTCGAGCCAGGGCTTGCCCTCGGTGTTGAGCGTGATCCCCACCGTGCCGTACGCATCCACCGGCGGGATCCCGTCGGTCACCATCACATGCGCCGACGCGATGGCGGAGCGGCGCTCCTCGGGCATCACCTCGGCGAACTTCTGCTCCCAGAGGTAGCGGAAGAGCACCCGCGGGTAGTAGACCTTGAGGATGCGCTCCTGGATGATGCCGGAGACCATGGTGGCGCGGTTGTGGATCGTGCCGCCCCAGAAGAAGCGCAGCTCGCTGGTGCTGATCGATCGGTTCGCGTCCTCGGTGAACCCCGCGACCGACATGGGCACCCCGTAGATCGCCATGATCTGCTTGGTGGAGAGCATCTGGGTCGCCATCCACTCCGCGTCGCGCTGGTTGACGGCGATCGTGCGCAGCTCGGTGCCCTGGAAGAGAAACGGGATCTTCCAGAAGCGCCGGAGCCCCGTGAACTTCTGCTCGAAGTCGTTGCGCATCCGCTTGAGCTCGTCTTTGTCGGGCTCGGGGACGTCCTTCGGAGCGTAGTAGTAAAACGGCGGCATCCCCCCCTGGCCGTAGAACAACTCCTGGGATTTTGTGCTCTTCCAGGAGAGCGAGTACGACAGGCGCGCGGCCGACAGCGGACTCAGACCATCGTGCGGCTCGTCGGGGTGGAAGTAGAGGAACGGCACGATCTCCTCGGGCAGATACCGGCGCTGCTTGCCGCGGTCGCTGTGTTTCCACCCCAGCAGCTCGCGCGTCCCTTCGGCCTCGTCGGGCGTGACGTCGCCGCGCAGCAGTTCGATCCCTTGTGGCTCGCGCGCGCCGTCTCCGATCCCAAGCAACCGCCAGAACGCCTTGCCCTTGAGATCGAGAAGCGCGTACGTGCCTTCGAGCAGCTGCGCCGTGATCATCTGGTAGAGGTCGTGTGTCTCGAAGTCACGCTGCTGCGCCTGGCCGCGCCCGGTGTCTTCCGACAGGACCCAGTCGAGCGCCGCGGCTGAGGTCGCGATCCGGGACACCGCCACGTAGACCGACCAGACCTGCGTGTACGGATCGGCCGGCACGTCGAAGAGGATCTGGTACTCGGCACCGCGGCGGAAGATGCTCTCGAAGCTCAGCGCGCCCTTGGTCTGCATCTCGTGCAGCAGCGCGCCCATGGCCTGGCGCGTCGGCGAGTGCCGCCCCTGGCTCTTCACCGGCAAAGTGCGCGATCGTGTGGAGGTCCGCTTCACGGGAACGGGCATCGGTCTCCCCTCAGTCGATGAGCATGAGGCGTCGCGCCATCTTCTGCGCCGCCCAGTTTCCGATCACGAGCGCCATGACGGTGTCGTCGTGCGAGCCGCTCTTGGCGCTGTACGAGAACGCGCCGCCGGGATTCCTCTTGGCGCGGTACGCGCGCAGCTCGGCCTGCAACGGCGACAGCGGCGCCAGGCGCATCCGCCCGAACTCGATGTCACCGGCGGTCAGCATCACGGCGTCGTTCTTGAGCTTGGGTTCCGTCGTCCACGGCCGCACCGAGACTTTACCGCGCTTGCGCAGCCGGTGATAGAGCGGACGGCCGGGTCCGTTGATCTCGATGTAGATGGTCGCGTTGTTCCAGAGCTTGGCGTAGTTCTCGGCGCGGATGACCTGGTCGTCGTAGTCGATCCGGTGGAAGCGATCCATCCCGGTGATGTCGATCGTCTTGCGGCCGATGGGCACGGGCATGAGAACCGTGAAGTCCTGGGCTTCTGCGACGTCCATGCCGATCGCGTAGCTCACGCCCCGCTGAGGTCCGGTCGGCGCGAGAGTGGTGCGCTCCTCCACGCGGCGGAACACGGCCTCGAGCGATTCGATCCATTTCGCCTCGTAGAGCGCCTCGAACATCCACGTCGGCAGGCTGCCGCGCTGTTCGTCGATCCACTTGTGGTACTCGCGTCCCTCGTGGGTCGCATCGCCCCCCAGCGCGTTCCACTTGTCGGTCCAGGTCCACTTCCTGAAAAACGAGTACTCGGCGCGGGCTGGATCTTCGGCGTGCTCGCAGATGTCGAAGAACGGGCCGTCGACGTCTCCCGTGTTGCCGATGTAGCGGATCGGGCCGAGTGTGGACGCCATGCGCGAGGTGATCGCCTTGCGCGCGAGTGCGGTCAGCTCGTGGGCCTCGTCGACGGCAGCCGCGTAGACGGTGGGGCCCGTCATGTTCCCGGGAGAGTCCCACGAGCGAAACTCGATCCGACTCCCGTTGACCAGACCAATCGCCGGAGGTTTTCCGGCAGAGGGGCTCTCTCTCTTCCACGCCTGCACGCCCGAGGAAAGCGTCAACTGGTCGTGGATGGTGAATCCGGCCATCGTCGAGGCGTACGTCGGTGCGCACCACCAGGTCAGCGGAGCGCAGCTCGCCCAGGTGTAGCCCAGCAGCCAGCACGCGATCCCGACGGTCTTTCCAACCTGCGGAGCGCTCAGCACGACACCCTCACGCCTCGTATCCAGAACGAGGTCCTGCTGGTAGTCGTACAGCGGGGGCAAACGCAATACGGCCGTCCGCGAGGATGCAGACGTACTCGGGGCGCGGGCCGGTGGGCGGGGTGACGATGTGCTCCTGCTTGTCCTTCCAGCCGGCTTTGTTCTTCTGCCACCAGATGCAGGCCGCGATCGCTGCGCGCGCGAATTTCGGATCATCGGCACGCCTCGCCAGCGCGTGCACGGTCTGAGCGATCGTGCCGTTGGCGTGCTCGCGCGCTTCGTCCACGATCTCGCGCAGGGTCTCGTTGCGACGCAGGACCCTGAGCCACGACGTGCGCGTGATGTCGAGCATGCCGGCGACTGTCGCGTCGTCCCAGCCGTTGCGGTAGGCGTTGCGGATCATGTCGAGCTTGTCGCCATCGAAGCTCAGGCGGATCGCTTCTGTCTTGACGGTGAGTTTGTGGATGCTTTCGACGGAACGCCGTGCCATTCAATCAGGCTCGCGAGCAGCTCCTCGCAGCCTGGAGGCTAGCAGGGGGACGGCCTAGGGGGCTATACGCCCGCGGGCGCGTGGAGGAAGCCCAGCGCGGTGCGGACCTGGAAGATGAGCTCGAGCTGCTGGCCCGCGAAGCAGAACGAGCACAGCCGCGGATCCACCGGCGACCACGAGCACGGCAGAGCCGCCAGGCCCGCCCCTTCCATCAGACACGGCGCGTCGTTGGTGCACCCGCAGCGGCGGCAGGATCTCATGGGTCCTCGGGCAGCGCGTCGTACAGCGCGTTGAGGTCCTCGATCATCTGCCGCACCTCGCGACGACCGCCGATGATCCTCGCGTCCTCGCCTGCCGTGGTCAGGATCGCGTAACGACGGCCGCACGGGATCACGCGGGCATCACCGTGGCGGTAGTCTCTGTCGCCACCGCAGGGCTCCGGGGTTCGTTCGAGCCATCGGAGCGTTTGGTGCAGCTCGCTCAGGCGCCGCGTTCTGGAGCCCGCGCCGAATATCGTGACGATCAGAACGTCGTCGTCACCCAGATCCTCAAGCGCGGCGATATCCCTGCGCACCTGTTCAGCCTGCTGGTGCCGCAGTGCCGCCTGCTCAGGTGTCTCCGGCGGGGAGCAGCTCAGTTCGTGTTCGTCGAGCGTCACATCTCCGCGTTCGTACAAACTTCCTTCCCCCCTCCCGCCGATCTTTTTAGGGGCGCCGGCTGTGCCCTTTACTTCCCCATCCACAACTGCAAAAGAACCGCGTCTGCGTGCCCCACGGAGTACTCGGTCAGCGCGATCGGGAAGGCGTCGAAGCGCTCCCCGGCGATGACGAGGTCCACGGTACGGCGCTTGCCGGTTGCGTCCGCCAGGTGCGCGAACATCCGCTGCGCGATCTCGCGCGTGACGGTGATCTCCATCCGCCCGCAGATGACCGGCATGCCTTTCGCCTGGCGCAGCGCGTCCACCCCGTGCAGCTTGCAGCCCGCCGAGATCGCGCGTGGCGGGTCGGGGCATCCGCTGCACTGCGGGAACAGGGGATGCGGGTGTGGCGCACCCGCATTGCGCGCCTTCGTGCGGCCGCCCTGCTGGCCCCACGCTCGGCGCTGCTCGCTCGAGATGCGGTCTTTCCTCATCAGGCCGGAGATCTCCATGCCTCACGATCCCTGCTTGCCCGATTCTACCGCGTTGCGTTCCGGTGGCGCTCCCATCTCCTCGGCGTCGTCCACTGCGGACGGCTGCACTTTCACCCCCGTCGCTTCGAGGAACGCCGCTCGTAGATCCCCCGGGCTTTCTCCGCGCAGCGCCTCCCACCCACCGACGGCCCGGACGGCCTTCTTCCATGCAGGCTCTTTCTCGAACATTGCCTCCCGCTGGGGATTTTTCTGTTTCGCCACTCGGAGGGCTGACTCGAAGGCGGACTCCGCGAGCTCGACTTGCGTGGGCTGGTGGAGCCTGCCCTTGCGCTTCCCAGGTGGCTCGAGGGGCTGGTCTCTGGTTGGCTGTCTCCCACCTGCCAGGGCCTGGACGATCTCGGAGATGGGCGCCATCCCGGCCTTTGCCTTTGACCTTCGCCTTCCTCCTTCCGAAAAGTGTGAATCTTGCCCCCGTGGGGTGTCTGGCTCGGCCGGCGGTTCAGCGGAGGCGGCCTGATCGGATCTCCTGTGATCTGGTTCTGATCTCCTCTCAACTACACTCCTCTCAACTACACTCAACCCAACCCTCTCCTCTCCTCTCATGGAGGAAACCTCCGGGAAGCCTCCGGGAATCTTCCCGGAAGCCTCCCCCAAGCCTCCCCTGCCTTGGTAGGCGGGCAGTTTCGACGGCGTTGGATATTTAGGCTTCTGCCATCGGTCCCACGTTGCGAGCTGATAGAAAACTGAAGGATCGTCTGGGCCTCGGTAGAAGTACACCATCCCGTGCCCGGAGATCTCCGCGGCGAGCTTCGCGATCGCCCCGAGCGCGATCTCGTCGGCCGGGAAGATGGTTGCCTTGAGAGACGCGGGTGACCCAGAGCCGCGCCCGAGGTCATCGGCATTGCTGAACATCCCGATGAAGAGCAGCCGGGCGTCTCGAGAGAGCGCCATGAAGTCTTCATCGGTCCAGATCGAGGGCCAGATCCATCGCTGCCGTGCCATCGAACCTCCAGGGGGGAAGGGGTCTGTAGGTCGGACTTTTGCCCCCTCAGTTGAGGGGGCATTTCTCCAGCGGTCGGCTATCCACCCATCGGCAATTCGGGATGGTCCTGCAGCTCCGTCCCGGTGGTGATGGCCTTCGCGACGCGCGCGATCTCGCCTCTGAGGCCCTTGATCTTGCGGTTCCATTTCCCCTTCGCCTCGACGAAGCCCTCTTCGGTCTCCTCGAGATCGGCGACCAGCGCCGGCAACCTACGGCGGCGCTCCTCAAGCTCGGTGGCCGAGAGCGTCACCGCGTGCTGGTAGTCGTCGGGGGGATTGAGGTTGTCGGGGTCCGTGCCGTTGCTCTTGCGCCTCTTGGCCATTGCCGCTCCTTCCGCTGGGGTTCGGTCAGCCGCGGGATGCGACCGCCGTCATTGCGTCACTCCAGAGTTTCCCGCGCGCCCACTCGTAGAGCCACAGCGCGTCGGCTTCGTTGTCGTCTTCAATCTCGTGTCCGAAGTAGGCCCGCGCGCGGTAGACCATCGAGGCCTTGTCCGCGCGGCCGTCTCCGGCCGTCGCCTTGATCTGCTGGACCGTGGCGGAAAGGAAGCGTGCGCCGATCTGGTGCGCGAACATCTCGCAGATGGCGACACAGCCCAGGTGGAAGCGCGTGGGGGCTCCGCCGCGGTGGAATCCCTGCTCGGCGGCGACGGCCTCGACGACGTCGGAGCCTATGCGACCGTGAAGCAGTTTCAGCAGGGCCCAGAGGTTCGAGTACTTCTCGCCGGCCGCGTGACGGCCCAGGACGTGCGAGCCGGACTCAAGCACGGTGGCCTTGCGCGCGAGTTCGCCAACGGCGTAGCCGCAGACGGTGGCCGGGTCGATTGCGACGATGAGGGCGCTCAATTGTACCGCGCCCCCCGCGCGGTACTGCATCGCTCGCATGGGCACTTATCGGGCCAGCGCCTTGGGGTCCGCCTTCCGTCGAACACGGTGCCGCACTGTGGGCACGCGGTCGTTGTCAGGCCCGCGCGCATCCTGTGGCCACAGGAGTAGCAGCGCTCCCAGAGATACGCGCCGTCGTCTCCCATTCCCAATCCCCCGATTCAATTGCGTTCTGATTGCCGAAAAGGCCCCGCCGGGCCACATCGTCAGTCCGTGACGCGGTTCTAGGCGCGCCACAGTCTCAAGCGCCACTACGGCGCACCCGGCGGGGCATGTCGTTGCAGCGGACCCTCCCCGGGATCGAGGTGCATTCCCGCCGCGCCGTCACCGGACGCGGAGGTCCGCTGCGACCTCGTCATCTGATGCAGTTGACGGCGGCGGCCATGCAGTACGGCGGCGGGCCGCTGAAGTAGGTCTTCCAGTTCTCGCAGTCCGGGTCGCCGAACTTGCAGTCGTCCGTCCGGTCCATGATGGGCGAGTCCATAGAGAGGACTGCCCGACGAGAGCGCAGCTCGTTGAACTCCGCCCGCGTGATCTTGCCGCACTGGAGATCCTGATAGAGCTTGTTGATCCTGTCACCTTCGGTGAGCATGTGAGCCGAGCGGGCCGCGTCGTGTAGCGCGAGCCGGCGCGCCTGTACCTGCCGGCGCATCTCCTTGCGGCTCATGCCCGTGGCGTCGAAGCTCTCGATCATGTACCGGCCAGGTGTGCGCCGGTCTTCGAGGATGTTGCATCGCTCGGCCGTGGAGGTCGCCGGATCGCAGACCACCACATGCTGCACGCCGAGATTGTCCGCCCCCCTTGGACGGGAGGCGTAGAACACCCCCGCCGATACGAGTAGTCCCGCCGCGATCACCGCCGTGGTTCTGGCTGCTGTCCTCATTGCCTTCCTCCTGTTGCGGCCGGAGCCGCGCGGTTACTGAGAGCCGTCTACTCCAGAAGCGCCCGGCACAACGCGCGGGCGAGGTTGACTGGTACGGCGTTTCCGATCTGACGCACGCGCTGCTCTTGGTTGCCGGCGATCTGGTAGCCGTCATCGAACGACATGGCGCGCGCGAGCTCGTGAGGCTGGAGCATCCGGAAGTGGACATCGAGGACCGCGCCATCAGTCTCGGCGGTGACCAGCCCGAGCCGATCCTTCGCTGCAACGGTTGGGACCGGACGGCTCGTCGCACGCGGCGCCCCTCCTGACTGCTGCTGGAGCAGGAACGGCTCGCACAACCCAAGGTGCTGACCCTGCGCTGTTACAGCGGGGACAGGCCGCTCGATAGAACGTGCCGTGCCTGTGCCGCGCAGGATGACGAGGAAGGGTTCGAGCTGCGGCCCACCGAAGCGCCGCAGCCCCGCGATGATCCGATTCATCGTCGCCGGAGACAGGGGCCGCTTCCGCGCGAAGATGGACTGAGACGGCAGGGCCCAGTCGATGATCTCCCGGGCGGCCTTCCACTGCTCGGTCTTCCGGTGCAGCCCAGGGTTTTCGGAGTGCGATGGTTCCGGCCATGAGATCCGGTGATTCCCCCGGCGCGCCAGGATGAAGAGCCGCTCGCGTGTTGTTGGGTCGCCGTAGTCCGCGGCGTTGAGGATCCGGTCCTCGACCCGGTAGCCCAGAGACGAGAGCGCCGCCAGGAAGGCGCGGTAGGTCTCCCCCTTGTGCGTTTTCATGGGTCGGCCCCCCACCCCCACCGGCCCCCAGTCGCGGAACTCGCGGACGTTCTCCACCAGGAGGTTGTCCACGTAGATCGCCTCGGCCCATCTCAGGACGTGCCAGGCAGACGCGCGCTTCTGATCGGTGACGGGGCGTCCCCCGCGCGCGTTGCTGTGGTGGGTGCACTCGGGCGAGGCGACCATCAGATCGAGCCGACCCGAAGGGACCGCCGTTCTCGGGCTCACCGTGTCGAGGTCGGAGCACAGGTGCCGGGCGAAGGGATGGTTCGCCGTGTGCGTCCGGATCGCCACGTCCCAGTGATTCACGGCGACGAGATCGAGCCCGAGCCCGAGATCGCGGCACGCGTGCGCGAGGCCGGTGGACGTTCCCCCGGCCCCGCAGAACAGATCGGCCGCTCGGATGACGCGGGCGGCGGCGGTCATAGGAGGACCTGCTGAACGGGCAGGCAGATGGGAGGCACCGGCTTCCTGCGTACAGCGCGCTGGCGCAGCCTGACTCCATCCGGCGGAGCGCCCATCGTCCACTCGCGCTCTTTCTCCGTGGCCGCGAGCTCGTGCTCGAACGACAGGTAGCCAGCTTCGCGCGCGCCCATGTCCATCAGCACCTCGCACCACTCCCTGCGCTTGCAGAGCTGGCACGTCCGCTGATGAGCGAGCGAGGCGGAGATGGTCTCGCGCTGCATCACCGATCCCCGAAGGGCTCGTCGCCCCAGAGCGTGGCGTCCTCGGCCCCCATGTCCGCGGCTCGATCCGCGTCAGCGGCCGCCTGCTCGGCGCTGCGCTTCTTGAACTGCTTGCGGGCCGGACAGGTCCCGAAGTGGGTGACGTGCTCGCCGTGGCGGTAGGCGACCTCCTCCTTGCGAGCGAGGGCTTCGCGATCCGCTGTCGTCAGGCTGTCGCCGTCCACCGGCATCGGCCGGCCCTTCGCAGTCCGCAGGAAGGCGATCTCCTTGCCGCAGGCCTTCGCCGCGCTGCAGGGGGTGGTGACTTTGCGCAGGCGGATCACAGGCTCCTCAGGTCGATCCACCACGCGATCAGGAACGCCATCCGCCGCTCGCTCGATGCGGGAGCTCGGCCGCCACGGGATCTGATGCGCCCGATCAGGATCGGGTCGGGGTGCTGCGCCTGCGGTACAACGACTCCGATCTCGTCGAAGAGCTTCAGCGCCAGCGCCTCAGACGCGGCACTCATCAGCGCCGGAGCCGCGGCAATCACCGGGAACTCGACATCTCCATGGTCGACAGTTTGGGTGAACCACTTCGTGATTTCCTTGCCGGCCTGGTCTTTCACCTTGAAGTCTCCCCGCCGCACGAGCTGCTGAGGTGACACGTAGCGCCCCTCGCCGGGTGGCAGCGCCCTCGCTTCTTCGTCGCGCAGCGACGGGTAGTTGTAGGTGGACGTGGCATGCTGGTGGCTCGGGTTCTTCCGATCGGTGCGGATCGCGAAGATGTCCATGCCCATGTCGGGGATGATCTGGTAGCCCGCCTCGACAGCCGCGCGGCACTTGTCGTAGAACACGACGCGCTGTCGCTGGCGCCGCTCCGCCGAGACGAGCCCTCTCACCGTGAGCCGGTTCATCTCCGCGCTCTCGATCGCCTGCTGAATGTCGCGGAGTGCGACCTTCTCTTCGTTGACCTTCCCGGTGAACCACTCCACCAGACGAGCCTGCGCGTGCTTCATCTCCGTAGACGAGCGCGCGATGACGAAGTGTCCGGTGGCCTGCTCTTCTACCTTCGCGATCTGATCCATCACGTCCTCCTCCATGTGTCCGCCACCCTGCAGGGATGGCAGCCCCCGGTCAGACGCACCCGGCACACCAGAGCGTGTGCGAGATGCGCGCGCGCCTTGCCGATCTCCGCCTGCTGGGCCTTCACGGTGGCACCGTTGGCCTCCGCTTCCCTGCGGGCCGCGGCGAGATCGCAGCGGAGGCGGTCGAGGTCAGTGCGCTGGCGCGCGATGGTGCCCTGCGGGACGCTCATTGGCCTGGCGTGACCGGGCACGCGGGCGACGCCTTCTCCCCCAGCGGATTCGGCAGTAGCCGCGCGTCGAACAGCCGCACGAACTGATACACGCGCGGGCGCAGCAACATCGGCACGCGCGGATCTTCGGGACTCTCCGCGCCGTTGAACGCCACGTGCATCGGGCAGTTGCCCCAGTCGTGGCAGTTCCACGCGGTGGCGACTTCCTCGATCGTGCGCCCTCCCGCGGTGCACAGAGACGGAACGACGCTCTCGATGTACTGAGCCAACGTCTCTCCGGTCTCAAGACGGGCGCCCCCGAGGTCGGCGCCCCTGAGGTTGGCGTCCCTGAGGTCGGCGTCCCTGAGGTCGGCGTCCCCGAGGTCGGCGCCCCTGAGGTCGGCGTCCCTGAGGTCGGCGCCCCTGAGGTTGGCGTCCCTGAGGTTGGCGTCCCTGAGGTTGGCGCCCCCGAGGTCGGCGTCCCTGAGGTCGGCGTCCCTGAGGTTGGCTTTCTTCCCGACGGCGATCTCCATCGCCGCGCGGATCGAGTCGGCCTCGACCTCGAGCAGCACTTTGCCGGTCCACCAGGATTTGATCTCGATCTTCATGCGGCCTCCCTCTGAAGAGTTGTAGTGATCCGCCCGTCGGCGACGAAGAGGCGCGCGTCGGCCGCCTCCCAGACTTCCTGACTGTGCGAAACGAAGATCACCTGACGGAACGCCCCCAGCTCGCGCGCGCGGCGCAGCATTGAGACGTAGGCCATCGCGTTGTCCGGATCGAGGGCCCCGGCGGCCTCGTCCAGCCACAGCGTCTCCCAGCGAACACCGGCCTTCCGGACGTTGAAGATTGCAAAGGCCAGCCGGACGGCCGTATCGATGACCACACCCTGGCCGCCCGAGAGAGCCTCGACCTGCTTCTCGCGTCCGTTGTGCGTGACGCGAACGTCGAAGCTCTCCGTGTACTCGCCCCTGGCGGACTTCTTCTCGCGCAGGGTCTCGAACGCGACGCTGTAGCGGTTATCGCCGGGCCAGTCCGCAAGCAGCGCGTTGATGATGGCGACGACTTCTGGGCCCGCCGCGTCGATCTCCAGCGCCTGGACGCCGTCCTTACCCAGCGCCCGCTCGAGGAGCGACCAGTCGCCCAGGTGCATCTGGAGATCGGCCACGCGAGCGCGCAGGTCGCCCATGACCTTGCCTTTCTCCTGCAGCTGTGCGACGCGCGCCTGGATGCCAGCGCGGGCGATGTCGGCCTCCCGCAGTGCTTGCTCCGCCTTCGCACGGGTCTGCGACGCCAGCGCGTGAGCGCTCGCCACGCCGGAGGTGTCCTCGTCACGCTCGGCGTCCTTGAGTGCACGGTGTGCAGGGCCGTAGGCCTCCGCCGCGATCCTGAGCGACTCGGTAGCCGCCTCGAGCTCGACCTCGGCGTCTTGCAGCGCGGCGTCTCTTTCCGCCTGCGCCGCGGCGAGCTGTTCGGTGGCGGTCCCGGCTTTGGTAGCGGCCTCCTGCATCTCCCGTGCGAGTGTCGCCTGCGCGTCGGTGGCCTCTTCGACGAGGGATGCGAGCTGCTCGCGGGCGGTGGAGGCAGCTTCGGCCTTGGCGATCCAGGCGTTGAGCTCGCGCTCGCGGACGGCGAGAATGGAGAGGCCCCGCTCGGGTGACTCCTGCGCCTCTTTGAACGTCAGCAGATTCTGCAGGTCACTCGCCTCGCGGGTCCTTTCCGCGACGCGCTGCTTTTCGTACAGGATCCCCTCGTTGCTGAGGACCTCGAGCCCCCCGCGGGCCCCTCGAGCGTCAGCCAGGAGGGGGCAGGTGCCGGCGAGATCGGCAATTCCGCGGCCATCCTGACGACGCACTGTCCCCGTTGCGGGGGGCGCCAGCTCCGGGTCCCATCTCGGCGCCTCCGTACACGGCGCCTGCTCCATCAGCGCCGCCTGCCGGGTCAGACGCTCCACTTCCCGCCGGAGGGCCTCGGTGGCGGCCTGCAACTTCTGCTCTGCGAGGACGACCGCGTTGGTGGCGGCGGCGGAACGACGGCGGAGATCCTCCAGCTCCTTACGCTGGTCCTCGTAGTAGGTGCGCTGGTCGGCCAGCTCCTCGAGCTCCTGGCGCGCGGCTGCGGCATCGGGGACATCCGCCAGGGCCGCCTCGAGCCGCTCCCTGCGCTTTGCGAGCCGCTCCATGGTCTCGGCATGTCGACGACGGATGGGCTCCTTGAGCTTCTCGACGTCGGTCTCCCCGAGGAAGCGAAGCTTCCGCTGGAAGTCCTTCTCGACGTTCGCACCGCGCAGGACCGCTGCCTGCTTGGCACGCTCGGCCCGATCCAGCTCTCGACTGGCCGAAGCCTCAGCCGCCCGGAGTGCTTCGCGCTTACCGGCCGCGGCCTTGGCACGCTCTAGAGCAGACAGCGCTGCGGTCTCCTCCGCGCGCGCCGCCACCAACGCTGTCCCGGCTGAATCCACGAGCAGGGTGGCGTTCTCGAGAAGGGCGAGCTGCTCAGGCAGTGCGTGGAGCTCGAGCATCAGCTCGCGCTCTTTCGCCTGCGCCGTCTCGAGCGTTCGCGTCGTCTCCCCGCGATGCTCCCCGGCGATCTCCGACATGACCTGGAGCATCGCGAGCCGGAGCATCTCGATCACGAGCTCCTTGCGCTGGGACTTCTTGGCCCGAAGAAACGATCCATCCTTGCTCTGCGACGAAAACACCGACGCCAGGAACAGATCGAGTGACCCGAACCTGCGTCCGATCTCTGTCTCGAACTCCGCCGCGCGGCCGGTGGTGAGGCTCGCGCCATTGACGAAGAGGTAGGCCTCGGTCGTGCGGTGCTCGGCGTCAACTTGGACGCGCACCTTCAGCTCGTCGCCGCCGTCGTCGAAGATGGCTTCCACGAAGGCGTTTGTCCCCTCCCATCCCTCGTACCACCCGGGACGCGACGGGAAGGTCTTGTAGAGCGCAGTCGGTGCCGCTTCGAGACAACTGGTCTTTCCCGAACCGTTGCTGCCGACCAGTGCGATCAGGCCATCGCCGACGGCGTCAAGATCGATGGTGACGGGGTCGGGCCCGAGGAACGCATCGACGCGGCCGCGGAACGTGACGCTGCGGAGTCTCATCGGCCAGCCTCTCGAACCGCCAGTCGCGGACGCCGTGCGTGCTCCGCCTCCACCGTGCCACGCACGAAGGCGATGAACTCTTCAGGCGTCGCGAAGACGGTGACTTCGGGCAGATACGAGAAAACGTGGCTGCGCTCGCCGATCCAGAAGAGGCGGCGCTTCAGAGCCAGCGCCATCCCGAACTCGACGTTTGACCCGCCGCGCATTCCAGCGGGCGCGAAGTAGACCAGCGTCTCAGCTTGGCCGACGTCGTACACGTCGTGATTAGCAAGCTCGGCGTTGAACTCTTGACTCTTCGGATCGTCTGCCATCCGGTGCTGAGGGTCGGTGAGCCACCGGCTCGTTACTTCGATTCCGAGCGAGCGCAGGGTTACACCCAGCGCCTCGAACTCCTCTCGGCGGCTCCATCTTCCGGCGAGGTAGACCTTCCCCAGTGTCACGCTCATGCCGCCACCTCCCGGGTCTGCTCCGCCTCGATCGCTGCGAGCTTCACGCGGATCCTCTCGCGGGCCGCGTCGTCGATCTCGATCTCCTTGGCCGCGAGCCAGGCCTCGATCTTCTGGAACGAGTCCTTCGCCTCGACGATCAGCTCCGAGCGCACGCGGGCGGACTGCTCAACGATGGCTTCGAGCTTCACCTCGTGGGCGCCCCGGGCCAAGAGGGCTGACCGGATCTGATCTTCGTCCACCGTGTGCAGCTCCTCGGCCGGGACGTGATACCGGAGGCGGACTAGATCGCCCGGCTCGACGTAGGTGTCGTCCACGACAAGCACCCCGTCGCGCCTTCCCGCTTCGATGTGGACGATCCTCCGCGCCGGCAGCTCGACGAACTCGCTGCTGACTATCTGACCGTTGTGTATCTCAACGATCCTGACTCCCTTGGGGTCTTGCACCTCTCCGTGGTCGTGGCGCGTGGAGTTGCCGGAGTACGCGACCCGCCCGCCCAGCCACGATTGATGGAGATGGATGTGGCCCAGCGCGGCATAGGCTGCGCCGATGTCGGCGATGTCGGCCGGAGAGACCTCCGCGGTCTGCCCGATAAGCGGCTGGCCTGAGGAGGCGATGGAACCACCGATCATGGCGTGTGAGACGAACAGCGGGGTGGCGCCCTCGCTCCGGATCCTGCTCGCCTCGGCGCGCAAGCATGTGAGGAGCTGGCGCATCGCCTCGATCGTGAGGCGCTGGGTCTCCGTGATGTCTGACGTCGCCGGCAGACCCGCGACGAGATGGGCTTTGTTCACCCAAGCGAGACCCAGCAGACCGACGCGGTCCCCGCCTGCGAGATTCCAGATCGGCGCCGCACCCGGAAGCGTCGCGCGCTCCTCGATCCTCAGCGGGTGCCGGGTCCGGAGGCGGTTGAAGATCTCGAGGTCGCCCGCCTGGTCGTGATTGCCCTTGACCCCGTAGAGAGGCGCGACTTCCGTGATTGCCTGGAGCCAGTCCGCAAGTGCGGCTCGCTCCGCAGCGGTTGAGCGGCGCTCGAAGAAGTCTCCGCCGTGGAGGACCAGGTTCACTTCGCGCGCGCGGGCCAGCGCAACGATCTTCTCGTGCATTGCGATCACGTCGGAGAACCGCTTCGACTGGTCGAAATGCGAGTCGCTGGTGTGCAGAAGGCGGATCACCGCGCCCCTCCTCTGCTCTTGAGCCACTCGATGTTTGCGGCAATCGCCTGCACGCCCGATGTCTTCGGGAACTTGGCGATCTCGAGGTCCTTCAGATCGGCGTGCGCCTTCTGGTCGAACTTCGGCCCCCACGGGTAGCACTCGCCGCACCGGATCGATCCGACGAGCTCGCGCGTCTTCTGGGCAACGGCCTCGGAGACCTGGAGCTGGTGGCCACAGGGACATCCGCACAGCGCGACAGGGGCGGACTGAGCCACCGGATCTTTCGCCGGAGGCGGAGCCGAGGGCGCACCGAACAGCGCCTCGTCGACGTCGTCGGTCCCGTGGAGGGCCTCGCGCTCCTCGTCCTCGGTCATGCGCACGACGCGATCGGCAGGCGGGAGCGACCGCACCGGCTCGGGGCGGTTGTCGTGATCGCGGGGAACGTCGATGATCTTCCCGCCCTCGGGAAGCGCCTTCGGCGTCCCCGGTCCGTAGATCTTGTCGGCGATGCCGAGCGATTGGGCGGCGACCATCTTGCGCACCTCCGGATCGGACATGTCCGGATCCGCGACGAGCGCCGGGACGACGAAGGGCTTCGCCAGTTCCGTGAGCGTGTACTTCTGGCGCAGGGCGAGAGCCCCGCGCACCGCGCGCAGCAGCGCCTTCGTCTCGGCCATCTCGTGGAGGAACTGACGCGCGGAGGCGAGCTGGTTGGCCGTGAAGGACGCGACCTGCGCCGACCCGTCGCGGTAGTCCACGCGCTTGGAGCCGATGTACTCCACGCGCGTCCCGTCGAGCTGGGGGACCGAGATCCGGACCTGCCAGTCGCACACGTACTGCTCGCGCCCGTCGTCGGTCCTGGTCGACTCCACCACCGTCGCGCCGGCGGCCTGGAGCAGCTTGAGGATCATCGTCTTGCCTGGGGCGCGTTCGTTGGGCTCGCAGAACTTCGGCTTGTAGACGTCGGCCCCCGCCGGGTCGATCACGACGGCCCGCAGAGAGACGCGGTGCATCGGCGGGATGTAATCGACGTGCTGAACGGGGGTGATGAGGTTCGCGTGCGCCGCGACCTGGTCGTAGGCCTCGCGCAGGTTCTCGATCTTCGCAATGGGCGCCTCGGGCAGATAGTCGAGCCTGCGCGCGAGAGCCGTTGTTTCCTTGGTGGTTGCCATGGTATCCTCCAAAAGTCAAAGGGGCCTGACAGCCCCGCCCAACCTGAATGAGGAGCACGCCGGCGCCCACCGCCGGCGTTGCTACTTAAGACCCAGTGCTCCTCCCCTTCCCGTAGATCCGCTCCGCCACGATCAGCGCGATGCACACGGCCAACACGATCATCGCGGCCGCGGCGACGGGCGG